TGCTCCCGCCAGTCAACCTGAAACGGCGTGTAACCGTTCTGGCCAGACATGGCTCCCCGCCAGAGGGAAGCGAAGAGCTCGGTGTCTCCGTTGGGCGTCGAGCTGATGATGGCTGAACCACCGGTCGAGAGGGTAGGTGTCAGAGAAGCCCAGAGCTCCTCCTGGATCCGAGGAGAGATGAAGGCCAACTCGTCCAGGTAGATCTTGGTGATGGCCAGACCACGACCCGTCTTCTCGGTGGTGGCCTCGGAGATGATCCGGGAGCCGTTGTCGAGCTCCAGGTTGTGACGGTTGTAGTACCGCATGCCGCACTTGATCCAGCTCGGGAGCTCCTCGTAGGCAAACCGGACCCGAGCCGCGATCTCCAGGGCGTGCCCCTGGTTCTTGGAGGCGATAAGGAGGGTGCTGTCCTTGTTGAACATGGCGTACCAGAGGAGGTACATGGCAACCGTCAGGGTCTTGCCACACTGCCGGGGCTGCAAGGTGATGACGAAGCGGTTCTCGTGCATGCACTTGACGAACCTCTCCTGGTACTCGTAAAGGTTGAAAGGAATGGTTCCTCTCGTCGGGTGCTGAACCTTGACGAACTTCTTCATGAAGTAGACAGGATCCTTGGCACACTTCGCCAGCTCCAGCACCATGGATGGTGTGTACTCGTCGGTGGCGAAGGCTCGCTTGATCTGTGGGTTCTTCATGGAGCCTATTTACAGGTTGGGCGGGCTCAAACCCAGGACCACTGAACTTGTTACACTTCAGGCTGTGTACAAGCCCCACTAGCTGTGATACAATCAACTACCGCTGCCGTGACGGTCTCACGACAACCACAGGAGGGGTGATCCCTCAGGACCGTAACAAAGGAACTGCTACCATGAACCGTACCTTCACTCTCTCGGCCATCACGCTGGCCGCCCTCTCCCTGACCGCCTGTGGCGGTGGTGGGCATCAAGATTCCACCGACCCGATGGATTCAGTTACGGCTCCTGTGGCCGATGCAGCCACCCTCGAAGCACTGCCCAGCTTCCACCGTCTGCCCGTCGAGGTTGAGCCCCCGACCGGCGACGAGGACGGCAGCGGCACCTCCGCCTTCACCAGTCCTCAGGAAGTCTCCATTCCCTCCAGCCTGGCAGGTATCTCGACGGCTCGTCAGACCGATGCCGATGTTGCCAACGCGCCGGCACAACGCCTGGCGGCCGCCCTGCCGGTCAAGGCCGCCTCCTTCACACCTGCACAGATCCGCACCGCCTACGGCATGCCGGCCATCCCGACCGGCAAGCTGACTGCTCAACAGGCCGCTGATCTCGGCGCTGGTCAAACTATCTACATCGTCGACGCCTACGACAACCCGAACGCCATCAGCGACCTGGCCCTCTTCAACGCCAAGTTTGGTCTGCCGACCTGCACGACGGTGGCGATCCCGGCAACCGCCAAGCTTCCGTTGGCCGCTGCGCCAACGACAGGCTGCACGATCTCGAAGGTCTACACCGCCAATGGTAACATGACGGCGACGGCCCCGGCCTACAACGCCACCTGGGCCAGCGAGATCTCTCTGGATGTCCAATGGGCCCATGCTCAAGCGCCACTGGCCCGCATCGTGCTGGTCGAGGCCAACAACTCGGTTACCTCGTCGTTGGTCTTTGCCATCCAACTGGCCAACAAGATGGGACCTGGCGTTGTCTCGATGTCGTTCGGTGCGGCCGAAGGCTCGTACGTCACCGGCTACAATGCCATCTTCCAAGGCCAACCGGGCATGACCTACGTCGCTTCAGCTGGAGATTCCGGTTACGCCGCCAACTGGCCGGCGGTATCGGCCAACGTGCTGGCCGTCGGCGGTACCAGCTTGATGCTGAACGGCACCTCACGCACCGAGACCACATGGAGGTATTCCGGCGGTGGCATCAGCACGACGGTGCCGGTGCCTGGCTACCAGTTCCCGCTGAGCATGTACGGCACGACGCAGAAGTCTACGGGGCGCGGCGTCAACGATGTCTCCTTCGTTGCTGATCCCAACACCGGTATGTTCGTTGTGATGACGCCCCCTGGTGGCGCCGCAAGTTGGAAGATCTTCGGCGGCACCAGCGCCGGCGCTCCGCAGTGGGCCGGCATGATGGCAGTGGCCAACGCCCAGCGCGTCTTTGCCGGCAAGGCGGCTCTCACGATCCCCCACGCCGCTCTCTACACTGGCATCGCAGCTGTACCTGGTCGCTACGTCAGCGCCTTCTACGATGTCACCACAGGTGTCAACGGTACGACGGCTCAAGCCACTGCTCGGGCGGGTTATGACATCCCGACGGGTCTCGGCACCCCCAACTTCAACAACCTCTCGACGCTGTTGAAGAGCTACTGATCAAGGGTCTTGTCTGAAGGGGGCAGCTTCGGCTGCCCTTTGTGGGGTCAGACAACGATGGCCCTACCCTCACGATTGATGAGGTGATATGCCCCATCGGTCTGCTTCTTCAGGGTAACATGGGAGTCATCCTGATGGGTCAACTCAAACCAGTTGCCAAATGAGGAACCGCCGTTGATGTAGTAGAAGCGATACCCATCACCGTTGGTGGTTTCATCGGTGACGGCTGAAATGGAGTAGAAGCCGGCCGGATTGTTCTTGGAGGTCTCGTTGTTCCACGTCTTGAGGTAGGCCTTCACGCTACCACCGCTCTTCAGGATCTTGTCGACCATCGTCCAGACAAGAGGAAGCTTCTCATCTTCGAAGAGCTCAGAGATCCTCATGACGGGTTGTGGCCCCAGACCTTGAGGGACAGCAGCTTTCGGGTTGGCTGTCCCTTCTCGTCGTAGAGCGCCCCTGCAGCACCTGACATCCGACTGATGAAGCTGACCTGCTTGCCTGCCCACTTCCACATCTCAGGCGTCCAATCCTTGACAGGAGTAGACTTCATCTTGATGATCCACTTGGCCGACTGGGTGCCGGTAGAGATGTGCATCTTGGAAGCCACGCTGCGCTTCAGGCCTGGGTGCTTCTTTGGGTCAGACTTGGCAAGCTCGAGCTGATGGTCGAGCCAGTTCTGTAGGCTCTGACCGCTCATGTTGACGAGCTTGCGCCAGCGACCATAGAGCTCCTTGCGGTGCTCCTTCTCGCCAGGCGTCAGGTCTTCTTGGAGGAGTTCTGCAATCTTCATACGGTGCCTCGATCAATCAACTTGTATGTCTTCTCATCGACCTTCTTGAGGATGTAGTGCTCATCTACCGGCTTCTCAAAGCCAAAGAGCTGGGTGTCGTTGTAGCCGTCCTTCTTGCCGCTGATGAATCCTTCGTCCTTCGTCAGGGCGATGCATCGTTGGCGCAGCATGTTCTCCAGCTTGTCGGGGATGACCATGCCGGTATGGTGGCTTCGGAAGGGGCGAAGGGCATCCCGCTTACCCGTCATCATTGTCTCACGATGCGCATCAACCATTACCTTGATGCCCTTGTCATTGAGGCGACGCAGCATCGAGAAGAGAAGCGGCTCGTCAGCGCTCTCGTTGGTGGCGGACTTGGGGCGCAGCGGGCTGAGGGCCTTCAGGACCTCGGTGAAGGTGTCGTAGTCATCGCTGTCAGAACGCAGGCCGGTGACGAACCAAACGACCACCCAATGTGATTTTTCGTTCTTACCTTCTGAGCCGTAGTAGACCTGTGCGGTGATGGTGCCTGCCCCCTGGATGAAGATGAAGGGGGTGTTAGCAGGCGTGGCGCCCTTGGGTAGGTCAATGTTAAAGCCGTCAGCCTTCAGCTTCTTGAAGGCCATCTGCAGCTGAAACCCGTCGGCGATCTCGAGGAGCTTCATTCGTTGGGCGCAATCTGCGCGTCGTAGTAGTGGTGCTTCGTGATGTCGATCTTGCCGGTCTTGTGATCGACCTTGCCACCGTAGTTCTTCGCCTGTCGCTCAACACGGGCATGAAGCTGCTTCATGGCCTTCATGATCTCGGTAGGCGTGTACGGCTTTGACGGGTTGGTGCCATCAAGCATCTTGAACTTGGGATCAAAGAGCTCAGCGATCTTCATGGTTGTGCATTCTGTTTAGTAAAGGCGGCACGCAGCTCTTCTCGGTACTTGTCACGCTTCGGGAACTCCTTCAGCAGCTCCTTCAGCAGATCCTTTGGACCATCAAACTTCGTCTTTTTCCAATCGTGAGTGGTATACCTGTCGTTCATTGCATAGAGACACCACTTGCCCTTTTGATAGAAGGCATTGAAGTACATCGGTACCTCTTCGATCTGACGCTCATTTGCAGATATCCACTTGTTTTTCACGGTAGGCGGCAGCTTGCCTTGTATCGTGTCTGCTCCGTTGGTGTTATCTTTTGCTGCGACGATCTTTGCGTTAGCCTCGGCAGGTAGCGCCTTCATGATCAGCTTAAGGTGAAAGGCTTCATCTTCAACAGAGGGAGCGGTGTCATGGATCTTGGCGTGAAGATCCTGCAGATCATCCAGGCTACATGCCTTAGCGACCAGCATCAGGATCAGCTCGTAGTGGTCCTTGAGGTTGTCAGGCGTGAAGATGGTGCGCAGCAGCTTCTCCTTCCCAGCAGGAATGTAGGTGGGAAGGTCTTCAAGGAGCTGGCTGAGCTTCATGCTGATTTACTCGTGGTGACCGTGCAGCGTCTGCTTGCAAAGCTCTACCCAGTCGCGATAAGGCATGGTGACACGGATGGTACGCTCTCCATCCAGAAGGTGCACCATGTCATCGGAGTCGTGCTCTACCGAGAACTCGTCGGTACCTGCGATATGATGAGTAGTCATGTCGCTTTCATCGTGGTGATGGAAGGCGTCATGCGCATCGTCCTGGTCATGAAGGTGATTGCGAGAATGATACTCGTCAGATTGAGCGGCGTGCATCGCCTCCCATTCGTCCTGGTTCTCAGGAATGGACTGCTTCAGGGCCAGAAGGTCTTGTAGAAGGCTCAATGTAGATTCTCCATCTTGTACTTGACACGAGCTACAATGCCTTGCAGCTCTTCAAACTTGTTGACGAGCCACTTGTCCTGAGGAATGCGGTCGTGCTGTACCTCAAGGAAGGCAAAGAGTTGACGGACAAACTCGACCGGATCCTGCTCGCTGAACGGATTTGCATCGCTGAGCTCGACATGGGCGTCGGTGCCGTACTTGCCCATGTACATCTCAAAGAGCTCGTCGGTTAGCTCCAGCAGCTCGTCGTAGAGCTCACCGAGGGCCATGTGCATCGAGAAGGACTTCACCTTCCAGTGCCACATGTGGGCGACATCACGCGCCT